CGTGCTGGCAAGAACGTAGCGATGGGTCACGAGGGACTACAGGCGTAGTGAGTCTCATCCGAGGCTCCGCCCTTCCTTCCCTGCTAGCCTGCTTTTGTGTTTGCAGACCCGCGATGCGCTGCTTAACCATCTTTACCCGATAGAATCCAGCACGAAACACAAGCGTATTCTAGTACCGCATTCACGGGATGACCTTTACGTAAACGTCAACTTTCCTTACACGAAACTTACATGGCGACTCAGAAGATCCCTGACCTCAAAGCCCTTGAGGATGAACTGCTCGCCCGTGTTGCGGCACAGCAGGATTTCGGGAAGTGGATCGAATACCGCCAGCAGGGAGCACTGAAACCTGCAAAGCACCACCAGTTGATCATCGACGAACTGATGAAGGTGGAATCGGGGGAAACCAAGCGATTGATGCTGATTTTCCCTCCGGGTTCAGCCAAGTCCACCTACAGTTCAATGGAGTTCCCCCCGTGGTACCTGGGCAAGAACCCCGGCAAGAACATCATCGCCGCCTCCCATACCTACGACCTTGCCGAGCGCTTTGGACGGAAGGCCCGCAATATCGTGGGTGCTATCGAGTTCAAGAATGTCTTTGAAACGACACTTTCTGCCGATTCTGCGGCAGCAGGGCAGTGGGAAACGTCCCGAGGGTCGGAATACTTCGCAGCAGGCGTCGGCGGTTCGATCACGGGTCGCCGTGCCGACCTTGGACTGATCGACGATCCGGTCAAGAGCAAGGAAGCCGCTGAAAGCGAGCGGGAACGCGAAAAAGCGTGGGACTGGTACGTCAATGACTTTGAAACCCGCCTGAAACCCGACTCCAGGCAGATCCTGATCCAGACCCGCTGGCACGAAGACGACCTTGCAGGCCGAATCCTGAACCGGGACGGCTCCATGTGGAAGGTGATCCGGGTGCCGATGGAGTGCGACGGACCCGATGACCCCCTTGGAAGAGCCGTTGGGGAGCGTTTATGGGCGGAATGGTTCACCGAAGAAATGGTGAATCAGGCGAAAAAGGACTTGCGCACCTGGAATGCGCTGTATCAGGGCAATCCGATCCCCGAAGAAGGAAACTTCTTCAAGCGTGAATGGTTCGTCGAGTACGAACCGAGCGATCTGCCCTCCACCCTCTACATCTACGGTGCCTGCGACTACGCGGTCACGGCGAAAACTGGCGATTACACCGAGTTGGGCGTTTTCGGAGTGGACTGGGACGGGGATCTGTGGGTGCTGGACTGGTGGTACGGACAGACCGACTCGGAAACGTGGATCGAGGAACAGTGCAACATGATTCTTGCCCACAAGCCGATGACATGGTTCGGGGAAGCCGGTCCGATCCGCCGCGCCATCGAACCGGCACTGAAAAAGCGCATGGAAGCCCGTCAGGCGTATTGCCACCTTGAGTGGTTGCCGTCGATTCACGACAAATCCACCCGTGCGCGGGGCGCTCAAGCTCTTGCCAGCATGGGCAAGATCAAGATACCGAAAGCCAAACCGTGGCTGAACCATGTGGTCAGCCAGTGGCTGCAATTTCCGGCGGGTAGACAAGACGACGCAGTAGACGTACTATCTTTAATAGGACGAGGACTGGAATTTGTTCAGTCAGCCGGCCAGCCCAAAAAACGCAAATTTGAGCACATGCCTAGTCAACACGCTTGGCTAGGGTGAGTTCTTGGATGGGTAATGGACGGCTCCTGCTTTGTGATAATCAAGGACGAATCGGAAACGTACATCCGGATCACAGACGTCCTTGAAATCCTCTCCGCGCAATACTCCCCCTCAGAACGCGATCAGGTCGCACGATTCCTCCACGGCGTCGTGACGGAACCGTATTGCCCGGACCAGAGGCTCAACTGATGCAGCGCAGAAGTTTTCTCGGATCAATCCTGGCTCTGGCAGCGGCTCCAGCCATTGTCAGGGCGGATTCGTTGATGCGAGTCATCCCGCGCGAAACATCCCTATTGATCGAGGATCTTCCCGGCATAGTCGGTGGATTTGAGTCCGGTATTGCACAAAACACAATCCTGACGCCGACAATGATAACTCGTGAAGCATTGCGGGTTCTTCATCAGAAGTTGTCGTTTGTGAATAGTGTGAACACGCGATATGACACAAGCTGGAACTCGGCTGTCGTGGTGAATGGCGACAAAACGTTAAAGATTCGTCGCCCGCAACGCTATATGGTGACCTGATGGCTAAAGACAGCGACATCCTTGCCGACGCCCTTGAGCAGTTTAAGATCTCCGAGGACGCTGAGGCGGACAACCGGGAAACAGCCCTAGAAGATATCCGCTTTGCCCGCATGGGCGAGCAATGGCCCGATGAAATTGCCGCAGAACGGTCCCGCGAGGGCCGTCCCATGCTCACGATCAACCGGATGCCGTCCTTCTGCCGTCAGGTGGTCAACGATGCTCGTCAAAACAAGCCAAGCATTACAACGCGCCCGGCAACCGGTGGAGCCAACGTCTACACCGCCAACCTGTTCGACGGACTCATCCGGCAGATCCAGAACCAGTCCAGCGCCAGCATTGCCTACGATACAGGCATCGAATCCGCCGTCTATGGTGGTTTCGGGTACTGGCGTGTTGATGTGGACTATGCCTACAACGACTCCTTCGACCTTGATATTGTCATCCTTCCGGTAGAAAACCCGTTCTGCGTCTACGGCGATCCCATTGCAGGCGGTGCCGATTCCCGCGACTGGAACTTCGGATTCATCGTCGATGACATCCCGAAACAGGAGTTCAAGCGCCGCTATCCGGGTGCCGACGAGGGTCAGTTCGATGCCGCCGAGCCGAATCAGGCGGAATGGGTCACGGAAGAAACCATCCGGGTCGCGGAGTGGTGGAACCGCACGATAACGAAGAAAAAGATCGTCAAGCTGTCCGATGGACGCATCCTTGACGCCGAGAATTACCTCAGAGAGAAGGGGATCTTCGATGCAATGGGTCTACAGGTTACTGGCGAACGCGAAACTCCTACTCACGAAGTTACGCACCGCGTTATCACGTCCTCCGAAGTCCTAGAGGAAACCAAATGGGCGGGTTGCTACGTCCCGCTCGTGCCGACCTATGGCGATGTGGTCAATATCGAGGGCGTGCGGTACTTCCGCAGCCTGATCCGCGATGCCCGCGATCCGCAAAAGATGTTCAACTTCTGGCGGACTGCTGCTACGGAACTGGTCGCTCTCGCCCCTCGCGTTCCGTACATCGGTGCCCGTGGGTCGTTCAATACGGATAGCGAGAAGTGGCAAACGGCTAACCGCAAGTCGCACGCCTATCTGGAATACGACCCGCAGCCGGGTATGCCGCCTCCACAGCGTCAGTCACTAGACGGTGGAATTGCTGCAGGAGCATTGCAGGAAGCCATGAATGCCTCTGACGACATGAAAGCCGTCATGGGGATCTTCGATGCGTCACTGGGAGCAAAATCCAATGAAACGTCAGGTCGAGCCATTATGGCTCGTCAGCGCGAGGGAGATACTTCAACATTTCACTTCATCGACAACCGCGACCGCGCTATCGAACATACGGGCCGCATCCTCGTCGATCTCATCCCGAAGGTTTACACAGGCGATAGAGTCGTCACCATACTTTCCGAAGACCTTAAAGAGTCACAAGTCGCTCTTGGAAAGCCTGTCCAGATAGCCAACGGCGTCAGCCACATCTTCGATCTCACGGCAGGCAAATACTCGCTTGTGATGAAGAAGGGGCTGTCGTACACCTCCAAGCGCGAGGAATCGGCCACTCAGATGATCGAACTGGCAAAAGTCACCGGCACGGGTGGATTGTTTGCCGATGTCATCGCCAAGAACCTCGACTTCCCCGGTGCTGACATCATCGAACAGCGCATCCAGGCATCGCTGCCTCCGCATGTGACGGGCAAGGGTCCGTCGCCGCAGGAACAGCAGATGCAGCAGGTCATGCAGCAGATGCAACAGGCCCTCCAGCAGATGCAGCAGGAAATCCAGAAGAAGGACATGGAAATCCAGGCGCTCAAGACAGGAACGCAAGCCGATATGGCTAAAGCGCAGGTTGATCTCGAAAAGGTCGGCGTTGACAAGGAAAAGGTCGAAGTCGAGAAAGCCAGCCTTCAGATCGAAGCGCAGCGCGTGATGAACGAGGCTATGCAGCTACAGCAGCAGGCTGAACAGGCCAATATGGACACCCAAGGCTTGCAGGGTGCGATTCAAGCGATGCAGGAGCAGATGCAACAGATGGCGCAGATGCACCAGCAGATGATGCAGCCGAAGAAGAAACAGGGTCGTGCTGTCAAGCAGCAGGACGGAACCTGGACACTGGAATCCGTAGAGGTTCCGACCACTCAACCACTACAGTAGGAAACGAAATGTCAAACTCTGAAGTTCCTCTGGTCTACACATCCAAAGGGAATGTTCCTGAATCGACCCTGAAGTACCAGCATCAGTGGATCAAGAATGATGAGTTCATCCAGTTCCTGGAATACTGGACGGATGAAACGGGTGAAGTTGTGAAAAACAACGTTCATGTCTACGCGCTGAAGGGCGGTCCGTCCATCGGCGGTCAACAAGCACTAATGTAAGGAGATTCTGATGGCGAACAGCCAAGCAATCTGCACCAGCTTCAAGGTGGAACTGCTGAAAGGCATCCACGCTCTCGGCACCACGGTCACTCGCGGTGGCACGACAAAGGACACGATCAAGGCGGCGCTCTATCTGGCTTCGGCCAGCCGTGGCGCAGGCGATACGGTCTATAACTCGACCGGCGAAGTCAGCGGCACGAACTACGTTGCCGGTGGCGTCACCGTCACGAACGGAACCGAGCCGACCAATACCGGAACGACCGCTCACTGGACCCCAAGCGCCTCGATTGTCTACACGACAGTCACGCTCTCAACGGCGTTCGATGCTGTGCTGATCTACAACAGCACGCAAGGCGACAAGGCGATTGCCGTCTATACCTTCGGTTCGCAGACCATCACCGCTGGCACGTTCACGCTGACGATGCCGACGAATGACGGGACGACCGGCCTACTTCGACTGGCATAAGAGATGGCCGGTGGTCAACAGATCAACAGTGGTCAGGGCAACGTCGCCTATGACACAGGGACGGTCGAACAGGCTGTAACTGGATCTGCTGCTACCGGCGCTCAAGGAAGTTCTGCAAGAAGCAGTTTCCACCCTCTGCGCTCCAAAAAGACAGGGGGTGGTGCTGCATCGTTCTTGCTGTCCGGTAGTTTTACTACGGCAGCAACAGGAATCCCGGTCAAGCAGGTTGCTGCACTGGTATCAGGTAGCCCAACGACATTTGCTGCTGGTTCTGTTTCTCAAAGTTGCGCCAAAGCACTAACTGGTACACAAATCGCAGGAGCAACCGGCATTGCCGGTGGAGGCGTTCCAGCATGGTCTGTCGGCGCAATCACGCTGGTTGAAGGTCAGTCCGGACAGGCTTCTGGACAGTTCAACCTTGTGGCAACCGGACCGTCTGGATACGTTGCCGGTGGTTCATATGATGTTCTCAGTGGTTCCGCGCTTCCGTCAGGAGCAACGCTATCTGCTGCTGGATTGATTGATGTCGGAACGGCTGTTGATGCCAGTGATGCGACTGGAGTCGTATTTGGCTACACAGAGCCGAATGCACTTCCGACATTGACGTTGCACAACGCAAGCGTGACTGGTGAATTGCCGTTCATGGCGACAGCGTATCCATCAGAGAGCGCCGTTCCTGCCGGATTCACGATTCGCAGTTCTACACACGCAAACCTGAGAAGTTCTGTATTGAGCACATGGCCTGACGGATCGGCTCAGGTCGTCGTGATGGCTGGGACGCACACGTTTGCCACAACGAATACAACCGGCACCGTGTCTCTACAGGCAGGGCCACAGCAAGGCACTGCTCTTGGTGTTGCTGACATCGCAAGCAAGTTCACAACGGGTATCAGCGTGGATTTTGGTGGTGGCGTCGGAACGCTGACGGCAGCACAGATGCTGACCAATTATGACCGGATCTGGTGGCAGAACTCACAGGTAATCTGCGCTAGATACCGTCTTGCCATCCCAGGCAAGGGCGTCATGGAAGCGGTGATAGACATTCACTCCTTCGCTGGTAGCCGGGCGTTTGTAGAGGTTGTCATAGAGAACGGTGAAATCGACACTGCCGGGACATCAACACTCCCGGTCAGCCAGTCGTATACGGGCGCTACGGTAAGCGTCAATGGAGTGACCATTGCCACCGTCAACAGTTCGCGTCCTTGGCACGTTGGTCAGGGCACTCCGACAACTCAGACGACACATGAAGCGTTCAGGGCGTGGTATTGCTCTGGATGGGTGGGTAGTGATCCTGCGGTAACGGTAACGCATGACACTGCTTATTTGCAGGCTCACCCGTTATTTTTTGAGCCGACCGCAGCTTCGTCCTATGACTTCTCAACGTATGTACCGGCAGGTAGCAATTTCAAGTCTGGAACATCGCTAAGTGCTGTTCCACAGACATACGGCACCGATACTTATGGCCCGTGGGCTGCGGGCAGACACCGCTATAACGGGATGGGCGGTACGGGCGACAGCGTGACCATTGCCTATCTGCCGCAGTGGGAGTGTTCTTACATCCAGACTGGCAGCAAGTATGTAGCCAATGCTGTGATTCAGAGCGGCCTGGGCGTGCTGACGTTCCCGATCCAGTACCGGGATACGGGTGGTGCCGTCCCGACGATGACACAGATGGGAACCAAGACTCTCAGCAACACGAGTGGCATCCCCTACATTGGATGGCCGTTCGCAAACTATGACTACTATATGTGGGACTACGCTCACTGTCCTGCTGTTGGACTGGTTGCGTTCCTGTGCAGGCCATCGCCATGCTTCATCGAACTTGCCCAAAAGGCGGCAATGTTCAACTCGGCAGCGTATTCAGATCGCTTATTCGGCTACTACTACAACACCCGTGGCAAGGCGTGGTGCTATCGCAACTTGGCGTTCTCGGTGTTCCTGACACCCGATGCGCACCCATGGAAAACGTCTGCCAAGACCACGCTAGCTGCGAACACCACATTCTTCCTTGGGTGGAAGCAGTCGGCAGCGAACAAGCTGGACATATTGTGGCAGTACGACTTGACCGACTTCAGGGACGAGGGCGACAACCCCGGTTTCCAGGCGTCGATGTGGCAGCATAACTTCGTTGCTGTTGTAACTCACAAAGCCGCATCAGCAAAATTGTTGACAGGAACAGACCAGACAAACATGGTTGAACTGGCTGACTGGGCTTGCGGTCAGGCGATTCGCTTTGTCACTGAGTCAACTGGCACTGAGTGGCGCTATGCAGGCACTTACCACGGCAACATCGGAACTCAGGGCTATACGTCAGGCGATCTTGCTCCAACAATGTCTCAGTTCAATACGTGGGGCCAAGCGAGGGCGTGGAACAAGTCTGAGGCTGCTCCGACTGGTGCTGGAACGTGGAAAGTCTACTTTGGTGAAGAACCCAATGTGTACTCGTCACTCTGGACGGACGTTACCGGGAACAACGAGACTGGCGCAGAAATCAACTATACGTCGATTTTCTGGTCTGCTTTTGTGGCTGGAGTTGAGCGTGGCCTAACCAATTCTGATGCGGCATGGACGACGGTCAATGCCAATGTGACGAACATGTCCACGTTCCTTGGCAATGGCTCCAAGGATTGCCGGTTCTCGCATTACCCGAGGAACAAGTAATGGCGGCTCTTGTTTATCCTCGTCGAACCACAAGTACGGCAACGACGATTACGGTCAGCGGTGGCATTACATGGCCGCAGTCGGTCGCCGTTAGTTCATACGCCAGCGTCCCGCTTGTCAGCACTATTGCGAGCGTGTCTCCATCGCTGTCGTTTGTTGCTGATGGATACATAGGTGCTTCGTATAGCCAAAACATTGTCTGGAACGAAGACTATGGAGCCGGCGGTGGTGGTCTTTTCACTGGTGGTGGTCACGTAACAAGCGACTACCCATTTGCTTGGGTGTTTGATGGATCGATTCCTGGATGGGTCGCTCTTGACACTTCAGGACCGACAAACGCACTTGCTACAAACACGACATATGCCACCGGAGCGGAAGCTAGCTTAACGCCTGCAAACATTCCTGGCGGAACGCTGATTGCCGATGGCTACTACTGCCGCCCGCAGGCAGCAGATCCTGCTTATCCGACTCCATATGGCTATCCAGCGTTTGACTACATGGAGTTTGGCGAGTGGTCTACTGGAAAGCCATTCGGATTCCACACATGGAATAGCCTTTTCCCGATTCCTCCTGGCGTTGCTGGCATGGGCTCCAAGGGAGGATGGGGAAGTATTTGCCACCACTCGATGACGCGCATGAGCGGTCGAGGCGTAGCGTGGGGCCACAAGATTGATGCGGCGACTGGCGTTTGGTCCCGTTGGCCGCATAGGTTGCCTGCTTTGACGGGCATCAATGATATGGGCGCGTGCATGCGTTCCTGTTCAGACGGGACGTATGCCTATACGCAGTGGAACTATCCGACAAGTAACGCTAGAAACCTTGTCAGGACAACGCTAGCGACTGGTGTCCACGTTTCGCTCCCGCACGCGAACCAAGCGTGGGCGACGAATAACATCGTCATCATCCCAGGCACGACCATTGTCGTGTCGTTGTATGGCGCAGGAAGCGGTCTACAGGGTTCAGGGTCGCAACAGGCAACGATCCTTGCGACGGATGTCGGGTCAGCCGGGACAAATCAAGTTGAAGTAACGATGGGCAGTAACACAATGCCTTCCGGCGTTTATTGGGACTCTGCGTATCAGAATACTGCCGGTGGATTCGGACAGGCAGGTCTTGCGTGGGTTCCCGAGGTAGGCAAGCTTGCTGCGTTCCACCAAGCTCCTGCGGGCAGCACAAATGGCACGTGGCCGATGAAGCTTTACTGGATAACACCACCGGCAAACGTACAAAGCACGTGGGCGTCAGGAACGTGGACGGTATCAGAGGAGGCTCTGACCATTCCTGGTGGCGATACGAAAGCCAACAACGCAACAAACAGAGGGACGTATGGCAATCAATACACCTCGTTTGCATGGTCAAGCAAGTTGCGTTGCTTCCTACATTTTCCTCGCCCAGGTACTGGAATGTGCTTCTTTATCCGCACGAGTCTGGTCCCATGAACAAGTCTCATAGCTGGACTACATATGACTGGTCGGCGCGTCTTATGCAGGCCGACTACGGTGCGCCGCATGAGGGCCACGAGCACTGGACCGATCATGTCACGGTCATTGTGCGTGGTCCGGTTCGCATTGAGATGGACGTAGAGGCTATCGAGGCAGACCGTGGCGACGCTATCGTTATTAAGGCTGGCGTTCGTCATCGCTTTGTACCACTGCACGCACGAGGCGCTGCTTGGCGTTGTTTATTTAGTTATGCTCACGCGATGACTGATGGTGTAGCGCACGATAATTTCGACAAGGACAAGTAAATGGCAGCCAGCATCGTTCAGCAGAAGTTCGACGTATCGCAGGGCGGAACGTCGCAGGCGACCATCAGCATCACGCCAAACAGTTCCATCACAGTTGGAAACTACCTGTGGGTCGTTTGCTGGGGCAATGCCACGATGGCAACGGCCAGCATTTCCGATGGAAGTAACACATATACTGCCCGCACCGATACTGGATATAGCTCCGCATGGGTGCGTGCGTGGACTACACCGATCACTACTGGTGGAACACCAACAATAACAGTGACTCCAGCAGCAAATCGCAATATGTCGATAATGCTGGTCGAGGTTTCTGGAGTTAATAGCGGAACACCTGTCGAATTAAATGGTTCTGTATGGCAGTTGTGGGATAACAGTTCATTTCCTGCATCGCCTTTGAACTTTGGGGCGACCACCAATGCCGACCAACTGATTCTGGCAGCGGCAGGAACTGGTCCGAGTATCGGTAGTTCACGAGACTATGGCGCAAACACCGGCTGGACGCAGGTTGCGGAAGCAACGACCGGTCCGACAATCTGCCTGATAAGCAAGAGCGTCACGAGTACCGGAACGTATGATCCGGACTTCACGATGGCGGCTGCTGGCTCTACTCAGGTTGTGTTTGTTGGTATCAGTTTTGTCAGTGGTGCTGGTAGTCCAGATGTAACCGTTGCGGCGAGCGGTTCAGCATCAACTACTGGTCGTGGAACTCCGGTTCCTGACTTTCAGATTCCTCTTTAGGAGTTGCCATGCTTGACGTAGGAATCAGGGAAAGTACAGCGACTACTGGAACAGGTTCTCTGACGCTTGTTGAAGAAGCGGGATTCGTCAGGATTTCAGAAGCGTTTACGGCTGGAGATCTTGTCAGTTATCTCATTACCAGTGGAAATGACCGTGAATGGGGCATTGGAACGCTTGAGGGTGGCGGGACGTTCGCCAGAACGTTCGTCAGCGCTAGTCTGGTCAGTGGAACGTTCTCCCGTGCCAACACGCCGATCACGTTGGCTGGAACCAGTTACATCGTCTGCACGGCGCATCCAGGTGGAATGTATGGTGGAATAAGTGGATTCATTTCACATGGGTTGACTGCAAGGTATGTTCCTCATGCTGTTAATGGTACTGCACTAACTACGCTTGGAATGACAGCTAATCGTGGTTACTTCATGCCATTTATTCCGGTGCACTGTCCAAAAGAATTTGGAAGTCTTGGAATTGAAGTAACAACGTTGACGGCTGGAACAGCCTATGTGGCATTGTTTGAGACTTCCATTGCAAGTGGAAACTACAGGCCGGGTCGTCGCTTATACCAGACTGGTGCTTTAGATACTGGAACGACAGGCGAAAAACTGACTGGAAGCCTTGCAATCAGGTTGCGTCCCGGAACGCTTTACTGGATTGCCGTAACGGCATCTTCAACTTGCACGATGCGTGCTGTAGGTGTTGGTGGTATCAATGCGTTGCTTGGATTCAGTAACGCAACGACCACAAGTCGTTCGCATATCTACGCTACGCAATCTGGAGCATTTGGAACTGATGCTTCAGGGTTGACGTACACCATTGCAACAGGCAACGCTCCCGCACCGCTTCTAGCACCGTAAATGTTTGAAAACAACCCATTCGGAATAGAGCCGTTTGGTACTAACGGCGAAGGACCGCATGAGTTGGTCGGGCAGTCTATTGCTGTCCAGCAAGGTAATGTCGAAGCAATACTGAACAAGACTGCTGACTTAACAGGTCAGTCAAGTACGGTTCAGCAAGGCATTCTACGAACGTTTGGTCAGCAGATATCTGCTGCTGCCGGAACTGTCACTCCGGTAATAACGAATGGCATCACGCTAATTGGCTCTGCTATTACGGTTGAGCAGGGTATTACTTCGGTCGCTGGTGGTGCTCGTGGTCAGGCAATTACTTTATTCCAAGGCACCATTGTCGCGTCTGTTGGTTCTGGAGAAACTCTGACTGGTAGTGCAAGCACAACAGTTTCTGGAATATTGCTCCCAGTAAATAATCCAACGACATCGGCTGGTCAAGTTATTTCTGGGGCTTCCGGTAACGTTGTTGTTGGAGGTAATCCGGTCACTGTCAATATCAGTGGCGTAGAAGCTGACTTTTTCATCGGTAGCCTGATTGCAGGAACGCAGTTTGTAACTGGTCAGGTATCGACGACTGCTGCCGGAACATTGACTTATGTTCTGACGCTTCCAGTTGTCGGCATTGGCGCGTCTTTGGCCCAAGGAAACATTGCTGCCTCGCAGGAAGCAGAAGACACCTACATTGCGTCCTTGTACGGCATCCAGATCGCCAATATCGACGTTGAGTTGGTAGGTTCCGATGTCCTGATGGATACGGAACAGGGCAATGTCGGCACATCGGGAGATGACTTCAAGGCGCTGACTGGAAGCGCAACGGTATCGGCTGCTGGAACGTTGATTGCTGTACCTCAATTGTCGATCACGGGGCAGGAAATCAGCGATCAGCAGGGCGTGTTCGGTGCTCCTGGATTTGCAAGTCTGACTGGTGCTGAAAGTGCAGTTGTTGCGGGCAATGTGTTCCTGACTAATGACCGGACATTCCCGATCACCGGGCAAAAAATGGTCATCAGTGACGGCAATGCCGTTACTAGCTACTTGGCTTTTGCGATTGGTCAGGTGCTGAATGTATCGCAGGAAGGCATTGGACCGAGAATAGTGAATCTGTTTGGCGAGCAGATTCTGAGCAGGCAGGGTGTCGTAATGCCGCCTGCCGTGACAGAGGCTCTTGTTTCTACTGGCGGGTTCTATCGTAGGAACAGGACACAGCGTGTTCCACTGTATGCGCGTATGCCTACGGACGAGGAAGTACTAGCAGAGCGCGAGGCTCTTGGAATCCTGCCCAAGAAGACTCAGAAGTTGATTGTCAATGAAGTCAAGAAGATTGCGAACGTGGATACCCGGTCAGAGGCGGCGCTGTTGGCGAATGCTTATCTGCAAGATGGTCCGCAGCGCAATCTGATGGATCGTCTGCGCAATACCGCAGAAGATCAAAACGTAAGGTGGCGCGATGAGATGTTTACGATCACTCATGCGCTGATCCTTGATTCGTTGCGACGCAAAGCCGACCGCGAACTGCTTGAAAAACTAGTCGCGGAGGAAGAAGCAGAAACTGCCGAAGTCAACGAAATCCTTGAACTCTGGATGGAACTCTAGGAGAAAAAATGTACCCGCAAGACGCAGGCACCCCGGAAACTCCCGAAGCACCGGAAGCCGCACCCGTTGATAACAGCCCGGATGTCGAATCCGCACCGCAGCTAGATGGAGAGCAGTCTGACCTGACGCAGGATGCTCCCCAACTGTCTGACGAAGACTATCAGTTGAATTTTCTTGGTACCAGCAAGTTTGAAATTCCTAGAGGTACACAAGAGGAAGTTCGTGCTGCACTGAAGAATCTTGAGAAGTCGCTGAACAAAGGGTGGACCGAGAAAAACATGCGTTTGTCGGAAAAGATACGCATGGCTGATGCACAGCAGCAAGAAATTGCTCAGACGGCGGAAATCCAGAAAGCGACTATCAAAGAGCTTGCAAAACTGGAGTACTTGCAAGATCAACTGAATCAGTATGATAATGTTGACTGGCAGCAGTGGGCGACAACTGATCCTGAAGCCGCGAACCGCGCCTTCATGGCCTATCAGGGACTCCAGAGGCAACATGCCAAACTGGATTCCGAGGTCAAAACGAAGCAGGATCAGGAACGCCAAAGCCAGCAGCAGCGTGCGCAGCAATGGTTGGCGCATGCAGAGGCAAAGTTGCAGGAGAACATTAAGGATTGGACTCCCGATAAAGGGAGAACCATCCAAAAGTTCATCTCTGAAACCTACCTCAACACCAATACCCCAATGGATCAGGGCGCACTCCAGGCAGTGTCCTGGCACCCCGGCCTAGTCCAGATGGCCCATGAGGCAATGCTTTACAGGGAATCCCTGAAGCGAGCCTCCGCTAAAGAGCAACCTGTCCCGGCTGTTCCTGTCTCCAAGGTCAAGGGTACCGCACCAGCTGGCGCGAAAGACCCTTCCAAGATGACTGACGAAGAATGGCTGGCGTGGCGCAATCAGGATCTTGCGAACAAACGTAGGGCTGCTCCGATGAACACGATTCGTAGACGCTGATTCCGGCTCCCGTCTTGGGGGTCGGGCAACCCCAAGATAGGAGCCTTGAATGGCGAATACCGTCCTCACCCCGACGATCATTACGCGCGAAGCCCTGCGCGTCTTGCATCAGAAACTGACGTTTCTCGGTTAACAGTCAGCCGCCTTGTACTGTAAAGTACACTGAAAAACGTTGTGAAATCGGTGAAAATCTTGTATACTTTCAGTATGAACAAGACGATACCGAGCCAAGCCTTGAGACGGGAACGCCTGTTGGCTGACCCGACTTGCAGCAGGTGTGGCGAGCGAAAGACCGTGGAAGACTTCCCTGCAAAGGGTGTTGATTACTGGTGTACCGCTTGCCGCAATTCGTACTCGTTGAATCTGTATCACGAGCGTCGTGCAAAGTTGAGCGCAGAGGAACTGCAAAAACTTCGTGATGATGTGAATAGACAGCAAAAGCTTCGCAGGGCTGAAAGGCTCGCCAAAATGGACGCCGAGAAATTGGCTGCGTTCAAAGCGAAAGCGAATGCTCAAAACATCGAAAGACGGAATGCTGTCCGAGATGTTGTCTACCGTGCATATGGCGGATACAAGTGCGCCTGCTGTGGAGAAACTGAGAAGTTGTTTCTGAGTATCGACCACGTTAACAATGATGGCGCTGAACACAAGCGTTCGATGAAGTTGAACACTGGCGAACAGTTGCATCGGTGGTTAATCAGAAACAACTTTCCTGAGGGTTTTCAGGTTCTCTGCATGAACTGCAATTGGGGGAAGCATCGGAATAACGGTGTCTGCCCCCATCAAGGAAGGTGTAACGACTATCCCGAAAGGGAGTACAGCCAAGTGGCTGGAAGCGCAACGCCCCTCTATCGAGGGTGATGAGATAGTCTGCTCTGCATGGCGACATGCAGCGGGTCGAAGTCAGGCCGGGAGTGGAACTAACGAGCCACTCTGAACACAAGGAACGTCAACACCCAGTACGACTCCCGTTTCTCCGATTCGGGCGGCAAGATCGGCAATACGCTGAATGTGCGTATGCCGTCGAAGTACACGACTTCCAAGTCGGCTATCACCAACCTCCAGTCGAACGCTTCGGCTTCGTATCAGGACTCGGTGGAGCGCAGCACGCCAATCGTTATTGCGTCGCAATACCACGTTGATGTGTCGTTCACCAACGCCGAACTGTCGCTCGGTATCGACGACTTCAGCCAGCGCATCATCAACCCGGCGATTTCGCAACTGGCCGCGTCGATGGAAGCCGATGCCGCGATTCAAGCCTACAAGCTGGTCGCCAACTACGCGGGTGACTACTCGGGCGCGATGACCTACAAGTCGTTCCAGCAGAACGGTCAGAAGATCACGGAAAACCTTGGTCCCCTGCCGAATCGCACCGCCATCCTGAACCCGCAATCGACGGTGGAATTTGCCGATGCGACCAAGGGTCTGTTCCAGGACAGCAACGAGATCCAGAAGCACTATCGTGAGGGTCGCATGGGCCGCACGGGTGGATTCGATGTCTACGAATCGACCCTGATCCCGGCGCATACGGTCGGCTCGATGGCCGGTTCGTGCGTGACCACGGGCGCTGCCAACGCGACGACCACGACCGCGACGACCTGGGTTTCGCAGACGGACGTTTCGGTGACGGGTGCCACGGCGACGACCACCTTCAAGGCGGGCGACATCGTGACCTTCGGTACGCTGGCTGACGGGTTCGTGGACTGCCATCCGGAGTCGAAAGCCTCCTATGGCCGTCTGAAGACCTTTGTCGTGCAGGCTGACCTGACGATGACCACGGCGACCAGCACCTACACGGTGACGGTCAAACCGGGCATCATGGTCGGTTCGGGCAATGCCTACCAGAACGCCATTATGACGGGTGCGGATACGTCCGGCCTGACGGTGACGAACTGGGCGGCGGCGTCGAGCACGGTCGGTCAGTCGCTGTTCATGCACGAGGATGCCTTCACGTTCGTGACGGCGGATCTGGAGGATGTGTCGAAGTACGGTTCGTGGGGCGCTCGCGCCGTCATGGATGGGATCTCGATGCGGGTTGGCCGTCAGTGGGACATCACCAATGACCGCTTCCCGTGCCGGATCGACGTTCTGTGGGGCTTTGCGGGTCTGTACCCGGAACTCGCTTCCCGCCACATCCATAAGGTCGTGTAAAAGTTTCTCCGCAGTGGTAGATTTGGGGAGTCTGGAAACGGACTCCCCTCTTTTTTGCCCACGGAGAAACAATGGCATTCAAGCCAAGGCCCATTGAGGCCAAGAAGGCAACACAACCAAGAAAGCCAATCCGCGCCTTTGTAGCAACACCTGCCTACGATGGCCGCGTCCTAACTGACTACGCAGTCAGCATCAGTGAATCTTCCCTCATCGCTCCGATGTTCGGCATCCATGTCACAACGTCGATCATGGGCAATGGGGCATTCATCGACATCGCCCGCAATACCTTCGTCAAACTGTTCCTTGAGTCGGATTGCACCCACCTGTTCTTCATCGACGCTGACCTGAAGTGGGAGGCACGGGCATTCGTCAGCCTGCTGCAAGCCGACCTTCCGATCTGCGCCGGGGTCTACCCCAAGCGGCAGAATCCGGAGGAATACCCGGTCAGGTTCATCGCCAAGGACGGGATTCCTTGGGTGACGGCTACCGGCGATCCGGACAGCGGTCCCGCCGACAGCGGTTGGGTCCAGTGCGAGCGGGTTCCTGGTGGTTTCCTCTGCATCCGGCGCGACACGATTGAGTACATGGTCGCCCGCTCCCCGCAGCAGATGGAGTCAAGAGGCGGTAAGCAGCCCCTGCTATTTGCCGGTGCGCACTTCAAGCGGCTCAGTCCGACCGAATACGGGGCGGTAGACATCATCAACGGGGAGTTCACGCCGGAAGACTTCGTGGACTTCTTGGGCGAGGACTACTACTTCTGCGACCGCTACATCCGGATGACGGGCAAGTCCATCCCGGTATGGGCAGATTTCGACTTCTGCCATGCCGTGAACTGGACCGGGAACTGGCACCAGTACCTCATCAAGCAATCGGATGTCGAAGGAACCAAGAAAGCCGAAGCACTGGCAAAACAGGTCGAAGAAGACAAGCGGAGGGTTGCATGAAAACCCTGTTTTACGTTGACCTGAAAGTTGACGCAGATCAAGCATCAAAAGATGCAGGGATTGACCTGCTCAAAAGCAATGGGTGCACCAAGTTCGTCGAAAGTCAGGAAATAGACAGCGACGGCAGAACAGTGATTCGTATCAGCGGAGGAACAGAATGAAGCGCGAACTGCTCATGGGTTGCGGTAACTCAAGAGAGAAGCAGGTAAAGTGGACTGGAAGCGATGGACCGTTTGAAAACGTCACAACTCTTGACATAGATCAAAGTTGCAATCCAGACGTCGTATGGGACTTGAACAATCTCCCGTACCCCTACGAGGACGACTCGTTTGACGAAATCCACGCCTACGAGTGCTTGGAGCACACCGGCAAGCAGGGCGACTGGAAGTTCTTTTTCGAGCAGTTTGCCGAGATCCACCGCATCCTGAAACCGGGTGGCGTGCTGGTGGCGACCGTCCCGATGTGGGATTCCCCGTGGGCATGGGGTGATCCGGGCCATACGAGGGTCATCACCCGTGGAAGCCTGTTGTTCCTTGACCAGCATCAATACATGCAGGTCGGGACGACTTCCCCCATGACCGACTACCGCCCCTGGTACAAGGCTGACTTTGAAACGATGAACGTCATGGAGTCGGAGCACCGCTTCGGGTTCATCCTGAAAGCCATCAAGGGCGATGTCCGCAAGAGTCCCGTTGAAGGATGATCGATTACGCCCCCTACCTTGAGCGTTGGCATAGCCAGCCTAAGGAAGTCAGCCTAGAAACTCTGGCGCGGTGTAACGCCGCCTGCACCTTCTGTCCCTATCCCACGCTGGAGCGGATAGGGACGAAGATGCCGGACCAGTTGATCCAGAAGTTGCTCAACGAAATGGCGACTTGGGAGGTCGAGTTTGACTTTGCCCCCTTCAAACTAAGCGAACCTCTGCTGGACGTTCGCCTTCAATCCATCTGTGAGACATTTTCTACCGATGTCCCTAAAGGGACGCTTCGGCTGTTCACAAATGGTTCTCCGATGACCAAAAAGCATCTGGAGTGGATTGCCGCATTGCCGAGGCTTCATCACCTTTGGATCAGCCTGAACGACCATAGGGCTGACGAATATCAAAAGTTGATGCGGATTCCGTTCGACAGGACTGCCAAAAACCTAGACCTTCTGCATGAGATGGTGGTCAAGGGCGAGTTCAAGCATCCTGTTGTGATTTCTCGGGTTGGGCAGGATTTTGACTTCCAACGTTATTGCCACATCCGTTGGCCCGAGTTCCAGAGAAGCATCATCAAGAAGGATGGCTGGCTAGGCTATGTCGATCCAGATGATCCGACGATCCCTGATACGCCCTGCATCCGATGGTTTGAGCTTTCTATCATGGCCGATGGGCTAACGAGTCATTGCTGCATGCACTCTGGAGAACCCGCCAAATACAACATCGGGGACGTAAACAAGCAGACGATGCTCGAAATCTACAATTCGCCGTTTTGGGCAGAAAGACGCTACAAGCTTCTTAGCCGAAAAGCATTGGATGATCGCTCACCGTGCAACCAATGTAGCTACGGCTACTGAGTTCTTTTCCGGTAAGGACGACGGTTTTTTAGCTGGGTAGAGATATCTGCCCAGCGACAATTCTCAGGTTCGTAGTTGCCGGAATTGTTTATACGATCAAGGGTCATGCCTTCTGGGCGTTCTCCCATATCCAGAAGGAAGTTCTCAAAAGACTTCCATCTGTCGCAGACCGTAACTCCTCCATACGAGTATGGATTGCCTTTTTTGATTCTTGTGAACATGGCTGACCAGGAGTTATAGGTCTTTGTATGTCGGTAGTTCGCAGAATGTCCGTGCGTTAGCGCCCTAATTTTGTTGGCGCACGGGAGGCAACTTGACTGCCCTTTTTTAGTTAGCCTATATCCATTTGCCAATACGGCATTGCCGCATTTGCATAGGCAGTTCCAGTTGTAGTTTCGCTTTTTAACGCCCGCAAAAGAAACAACCGTCAGGTTTCCAAAGGTAAGGCCAGTTAAGTCACGCATTGGTTCATTGTACTAGTAGACCTTAGTAGTTTCAAGGTAGACTAGGGCAATTCCGCGGGCCACCCACGCGAGGCCAGCTTCCTCTCATCGGAGGGTGCATGGCCCTATCGAATTACACCGATCTTCAGGCGGCTGTGGCGTCTTGGCTGACGCGCACTGACCAGACCGCCAATATCCCCGATTTCATCAGGCTGTACGAGGCAGACGCCAACCGGCGTATCCGCATTCGTCAGAACATGACGACCAGCCAAGTCACGCTCAGTCAGGGCGCTGCTTCGGCTACGTTGCCATCCGACTTCCTTGAAGAAGTCGAACTGAACTACAACGACACCAGCATGGCGCTGACCAAGATGTCGTTCGATGACCTGGATCGCCTGAACACGGAGGATTCCGCTGCCGGTCGCCCTGCCTTCTACGCCATCACGAACAACGGCTCAAATGAACTGGCTATCTTTGAGACTGAGGCCGACCAGACCTACACGTTGAACCTGCGCTACTACGGCAAGTGGAATATCACGGTCACGAACACAAACTGGCTGCTGACCAATGCGCCTGATGCGTACCTGTTTGGAGCCTTGGCCGAAGCCGCCATGCTACTGCGGGATGAGGTTCTGTTGCAGATCGCCATTCAGCGCCGGGATGCGGCTACCGATTGGGTACTGAAGTCGGACTCGCGCTCGAAATCACGAACCCTCTATGTTGATCGCGCTCTGTCGTCGATTGGGAGTTGGTAATGGGACTAGAAACTGGAACCTACATCTCGTCGCTAAACTCAGCGAATCCTGTCACCGGAGACAACAAAACAGAGGGTGATGACCACATCCGGCTTATCAAGTCCACGATCCTTGCGACGTTCCCGAATATCACTGGGGCTGTCACTCCGACGCATACGCAACTTAATCAACTTGCAACAAACACATTTTCAGCGCCGCTGTACATAACAAACCAAACATCGTTTTTTGTTGGTCTTACATCAGACCAGACATCCGGAACGACAATTCTGTTCGATTCAGAAGACCACGATTACGGAAACAACTATTCGACAGGTACTGGAACATTCACTGCTCCGTATACCGGAATCTATTTGGTTTCCTTTGGTGTCAACATTGCAAACAATAGTGGCTCTGGTAACGCAGCGAATGTAATTGTGAAGAAAAACGGGAGCATTACGAGTTTATCTAGTCACCTTTATCTGGCAAACAACACAGAAGGAACGATGTCAGGATCTGGAGTAATCCTGATGACAGCAACGAACACATTGATCGTTACTTCTTCATCTTCCTTGGGGGCAACATATAAAGCCCAAGCAAACAAATGCTATTTCTCTGCAAGACTTCTTGGATAAATCATGGCGACCAATAGCCAGATTGGCAAGTTAGCAAACGAGTTCATAGAATTGTCTGAGCGCATAGAATCGCTCAAAGATAAGAAGAAGTCATTGCAGGATCAGTTAGTTGAAGTCAACGATCAACTGACGCAATCGCAAGACGCAGTTACGGTTTCAAAGAACAACCTGAAAGCGTTGCTGAACGAATGATCTACACACTTGAAGCAGGTGATGGTGGACTCGCGTCAGACATTGACGGGATGGACGCTGCCGACAAGTTGTGGACAAACGGGCAGAACGTCCGTTTCGAGAATGGATACCTGCGTCCGTTTGACGGTCATTCATCGCTCTACGATCCTCCGACTGTCAAGCCTTACGGCATCTTTCCGCTACGCACGGCGTCGTCAAACCTGTGGGCCTACATGGGTCTTGCCAAGGCGTATGCAGTCAACAATGCCGGAACCCACTTCAACATCACTCGTGCTGCTGGTGACTACACCGCTACGGCTGATACCAAGTGGACGGGCGGTGCGCTGACCTCCTACCTGATCTTCAACAACGTCAACGACGCTCCGCAAAGCTGGAACGGAGATACCGGAACAGCCGCCATCCTGCTGAATGCTTGGACCAGCACGCATCGCTGCGTTGCCATCCGTCCTCTGCGTAACTATCTGGTTGCGGTCGGGATCAACAAGAACGGGACGAATTACCCGGTCATGGTGAAGTGGAGCCATGCTGCTGATCCAGGTGCGCTGCCTTCCTCATGGGACGAAACAGATGCGACCAAGGATGCTGGCGAGCAGGATATTGGCGATTCAAACGGCGCTCTTGTTGATATTGTTCCTTTGGGTGATCTAGGAATCATATATGCCACCGACTCGTACCACTCGATGCAGTACATCGGAGGGACGTATGTATGGCGGTTCAGCAAGATTTCAGGGGATGCCGGGGCAATCTCTCAGAACTGCGCTGTTCAGTATCCCGGTGGGCATGTCGTTCTGACTTCCGGCGATGTCATCAGCCACTCTGGCGGCGCTCCGCAGAGCATCATCAATGCTCGTATGCGGGCAAATCTTTTCAACTCGATTGACTCGACGTACTACCGGCGTTCGTTTGTAGTGCACAACGAATTGCGATCCGAGGTATGGATTTGCATCCCTGAAAGCACTCAGGTTGCTTGCAATAAAGCATACGTCTGGAACTATGCCCAGAACTCATGGGGAGTTCGTGACCTACCAAATGCGACGGCAGGGAATACGGGTCCGGTCGTGAGTTCCGTTTCCGATACTTGGGCGACGGCGGATGGAACGTGGGGAGATGACACCGGAACATGGGGTGGAGCAACGCTTGCTGCCATTAAGAGAAAGACAGTTCTTGCGTCTGCCGATACAAAGCTGTATCTGGTTGATGACGGAATAACGTTCGCAGGATCTACTCTTACGATGTTTGTCGAACGTACCGGGTTGGCACTTGGAAACCACGACCGCATCAAACTGGTGAAGTCCGTCAGGCCACGAATCGACGCTCCGCTAGGAACGGTTGTCAATGTTCGTGTCGGTGGAGCCATGACTGCCGATGCTTCGGTGGCATGGTCGAATCCTCTGCCGTACACCGTTGGAAGTTCTGTCGCTGCATGGGGCATGACTTCCGGGCGCTACATCGGAGTCAAGCTGGAAAGCACTTCCGGCTCCCAGTGGCGCTGTCGCAGCATGGACATCGAATACGAACTGGCAGGGCGCGTATGAGTGTCGGATACCAGCCAGCACCGCCGTACCGGGGACAGGAGCCTGCCGAATACTCGTATGCCGAGTTGCAGGATCTGGTACGGGCGCTCAACGAAGCGCAGGAACTGTTGCCTCTACAAGCCTTGGCAGCGGCTCCTGACAAGCCACGGGAAGGACTGGTGGTCTATGCCAACGGAACCAACTGGAACCCCGGATCAGGCGCAGGACCGTATGCCTACATCGGAGGCACCTGGACTCCACTTCACACAGGCGGAGCAGGAGGCAGTACAAATCTCAGCTACACGGCTGCGACGCGAGTTATCGCCAGTGACACCGGGACTGATGCGACTCTCCCGCTGGTCACTTCCGCTGATGCTGGCCTTGCTCCTGCTAGTGGCGGCGGGACTACT